TTGCTGGGTCAACATTGGCAGGATCGCAGTGGCTCCCATGACACCAGCCGCCACAGCGTAGGTGTTAAATCCGGTTACCAGATTGACCGCTGTACCGATCAGAAGTGCCATTACGACACTGTAAAGCAATTTTAGCTTCATGGTTTTTAGAAAATTAAGGTTGATGGTTTCGATTTAATTTACTTTTCAGCTCGGGTCAGATCAGACTATTTCTTGTCCTTGTGATCCTTGCCAAACTTCTCCTTGTACTTCGCAAAGAAGATTTCAGGGTGCTCTGCCTTCAGCTTGACCAATTGGCCTGCCTTGTCCATTTCATCCCAAGAGAGCTTGACAAACTCATCCCCGGCTTTCTCCTTTTGCTCTTCGACCAGAGTCTTCACAGAAGGGTTGGCCTTCATGGAGTCTAGGACAGCTTTGGTACCGTCAAAGTCCGCATTGGCCAGCTTAATGAAGTTGTCCTTCAGGTCAGCGGTGATCTTCTTGGCATCGATGGCACCTTGTACCAGGGCAGTGATCTTCTGATCATTGGCCAGCTTGACCAGGTTGTCCTTTTCCTGAGTGAGTTCAGTCACTTTGGCTTCGGCTGTGGTCTTTTCGGCAGTGAGGGTGTCGATGGTGGTCTTTTGCGTAGAGCTAAGGGTCACCAATCCTTTGATGGCCTCCTGAACTTGGTCAGGGGTTGCGCCTTCAGCTAGCCCGATGATGGGCAGCATGTCAGCGGACAGTTCGATTTTTTTCATTGTAAAACTTGGATTTGGTTGTGCGACTTTGGAGAGGTACTCCTCACTGAGCGTGATTAGCTCCTCATTTTCATCGTAGAGTTTGACAGCCAGTGCCGAGGGATCAGACCCGATGTCACAGATCGATACTTCCTTGAGCTTGGATTTTTCAAGCCATAGTTCCCCATTGGCATCGAGGGCCCAGTCCAGGGGAATGAGTCCGGCAGAAACTGCACGGAGAGTACCGTTTTCGACTTTGTTGAATATGGATACCGCAAAAGTGTCGGTCGTGTCGAATGCCGGAGTCCCGTACAGTTTACCGTCCTTCAGCTCCACATCTTCCATGTTGCCGAGTGGCAATACCTTAAAATCATTCTCTTTAGTGGGACGCTGGTGCATCCATAGCAAAAGCGGATTGGAGGGGTATTCTGAGATATCAATCCCAGATACCCTCACCCGAAAATTCTTGGATGTGGGGGTCTCGGTGGAGATGACAAAAGTCTTGGAGCTTCGTTTTAGCATGTGTCAAATTCTGGCTTGTGGCTGCCTGAGTGACACAAAGGAATAATGGCTTTTTCGGCTCAAAAAATCGGCTTTTTACAAGCTTGCAGCATCCTAGAGGCTAAGCTTGCAGTATCTGCTAGCTTAATAAAAGTGCTTTTTTCGATTCCCTATATAAGGCCCACTTTTGGGCATTATGGCAGAAAAACAAAGCATTGCTCAAAAAAAGGAACACGCCAAACTCCTCTACACCGTGGAAGGGGTCACAGTCGGCAAGGAGCTGGCTGAGCGTGTAGGAGTCAGTCCCCAGACCATCTCCAAGTGGATCAACTCCGAGGACTGGGAGATGATCCGGGCCAGCCTGATCATGACCCGAGAGGCTGAATTGAGACGGCTCTACAGCCGCCTGACTTTCCTCAATGACACCATTGAGGAGCGGGAGACCAAGGAGAAAAAGCCGATCACCAACTCTGAAGCTGACACCCTAGTCAAAATCTCCGCCTCCATCAAAAACATGGAGACTGATGTCTCAGTATCCGAGGCTATCCAGGTGCTCAAGGACTTCATCAATGCCGTCCGATCCTCCAACCTCGCTCTGGCCAAATCAATGACCGTGGAAGCTGACCACTACATCAAATCCCTCCTATGAGCAAAAATCTAAAACCCAACGAGCGGCGGGCACTCTTTGACTGGGATGAGTTTGTGGTCAATATGAATCGGCAAAGTCCGGTTGACCTCAATGAGACCCAAGAGGATAAGCGCAAGCGGATCGCCCGACTGGAGGCCGATGATGAAGCGTGGTTCAAGTACTACTTTGAGGCTTATTACACCTCAGAGCCTGCACCATTTCATAAGAAGTCCACCAAGCGGGTCATGTCCAATCCAGAGTGGTACGAGGTCAGGGCATGGAGCCGGGAGCTTTCCAAGTCAGGCCGTACCATGATGGAAGTCTTGAAGTTGGTCTTGACTGGCAAAAAGAAAAACGTGGTCTTAACCTCCAATTCCTTTGACAATGCCGTCCGACTGCTCAAGCCATACAAGACACTCCTGGAGAAAAACAATCGGATCATCAATGACTATGGGTTACAAGAATCCCATGGAGCATGGACAGAGGCCGAATTTGTAACAAAGAAAGGGGTGGCATTCCGTGCCATTGGTGCCGGACAGTCTCCACGGGGTACCCGTAATGATGCCGTCCGTCCCGATATCCTCCTGATCGATGACTTTGACACGGATGAGGATTGCCGAAATCCTGACACCGTGGACAAAAAATGGGACTGGCTGGAGCGGGCTTTTTACGCCACCCGATCCATTTCCAATCCACTCCTGGTGATCTTCTGTGGCAACATCATCGCTGAGCATTGCTGCATCAAAAAAGCCATCGAGATGGCCGATGCCTTTGAGATAGTCAATATCAGGGACAAGGATGGAAAATCCACATGGCCAAACAAAAACACGGAGGAGGCCATTGACCGGGTATTGTCCAAGATATCCTATGCCGCTCAGCAAGGAGAGTACTTCAATAACCCGATCACTCAGGGCAAGGTATTCCCCAAAATCCACTTCAAGCGACTTCGACCGCTGAGGGAATACAGATTCCTGGTTGCTTACACTGACCCCTCTTACAAGGGATCATCCAAAAATGACTTCAAGGCTACAGCCTTGATCGGCAAGTGGCGGGATGAATACCATGTCCTGAAGATGTACGCCGCTCAGACTACCACGGCCATCATGCTGGATTGGCAATATGAGATTATGAAGTATGTCAATGGTGCAGTGCCAGTCTTCTTTGTGATCGAGTGGCCATCCATCGATGACACGCTAAAGCTTGAGCTCCAAAAAGCCAACAAAAGGCACAATGTCACGCTGCCGCTTATGGCCGATCCGAGAGCCAAGCCGGACAAGTTCTTTCGAATTGAGTCACTCCTGGAGCCGCTCAATCGGGAGGAAAAACTCTGGTTTAATGAAGCTCACAGGGACTCGGATCACATCAAGCATACCGAGGCACAATTTAAGGCACTGTCTCCAACCTCCCGAGCCCACGATGACGCACCGGATGCGGTCGAGGGTGGAGTGTATTTCATCAATTCCAAAACCATTGCGGACACCTCCAAAGTCGAAGCATCCAAATCAAATCGCTTTAACGCCAAACGCTGGTAATCATGCTGACAAGAGACGATTTCAAAACCCACCTTTATCCCGAACTCATTGAGGCTATCGAGCGGGACGATGAGACCAAGCTGGAGACAGCCATCAAAGCCTCCTCACTTCTGGCCAAGGGCTACATGAGCCGATTTGACAAGGCCGCACTCTTTGATGCCACCGGAGCCAGTAGGGATGAGATGCTACTCATGATCCTGAAGGACTTGACCGTCTGGAATTTCATCATCATCGCCAATCCCAATATCTCCATTGACTTTCACCGGGCACGGTATGAGGATGCCATCAAGCTCCTGGAGAAAATCCAGTCCGGTAAAATGGTACCCGATGGATGGCCACCAGCCGTCACACCGGAAAACCACGACACCTTTTTTCATGTCTCATCCAATCCTCGCAGAGGAACCAGTTACTAACCGCCTCCCACCCCCCCCTTCAGGGGGGCTAGGGGGGTTAAAAACCCTTTAAATGCTTTAAAAATGGCAGAACAAAGAAATTACCGCCGGGCTCAGCAAGCGAAGAAAAATCCAGCCGGAGCCCCTCCATCCATAGTCCTCAATCAGATCGATGTCAGACCGTGGACACGTAGAGAGCAGGATGTGACCAGCTGGAGAAATGCCCATCGATCGGCTGAGTCGTACATCCCTCGCCGCTTGCTTCTCTATGACCTATATGCCGATGTCGAGCTGGACGGGCATGTAGAGGCCGTCACCGGAAAAAGACGGGATGCAGTCACTACTGCCAATTGGCAGTTTGTGGACAAGGAAGGCAAGCCCGTGGATGCCATCAATCAGCTGATTGATTCGGTAGGATTTGAGGAGCTTCTGGAGGAGATCATCAATTCCAAGTTTTGGGGCTATTCGATCCTAGAACCGACCTTTTATCAAAATGAGGACGGATCATGGGAGATGTCACCCAATCTTATCCCTCGACTCAATTACCGCCCTGAGCTGGGCATTGTAGCTAAAGATTCGACTGCTGAGGACGGCATCAATATCCGGGAGGGCTACTATGCCAAGACCATCATGGAAGTGGGCAAGGTCAAAGATTTGGGACTATACCTCAAGGCAGCTCCTTACCAGGTTCTAAAACGGGGTGGCTTGGGAGACTGGGCACTCTTTGTCCAAGTGTTTGGCAATCCTATTGTAGATGCCACCTGGGACGGATTTGACGAGGGACAGCGATTGAAGCTATTGGAGGCTATCACAGCCTTGGGATCAGGTGGAGCATTGGTCAGACCTGCCGGGACGGATGTCAAGCTGATCGAGAATAAGACCAACGCCAACGGTGATCTTCAGGATAAGTTTATGGTATTCCTGAATAAGGAAATTTCCAAAGCACTCCTAGGATCAACTGAAACTACAGAGGCAAGCAAATCCAGTGGTTACGCTCAATCGGAAACCCATGCCGATCAGGATGAGCGCAAAAACGAGTCAGACATCAACTTCACCCGCCGCATACTCAATAGTAGATTTATCCCGATCCTCCGAGCTCATGGATTCGATGTCCAGGGAGGCCGATTTATCATAGAAGGAGAGGATAATGAGCTGACCGTAAAGGAAAGCTTTGACATGCAAATGAGACTTCTCGACAAAGGCCTTCCGATTGACGATGACTTCTTTTATGAGACCTATGGCATTCCTAAGCCTGCCAACTATACCCAAATCAAAAAGGACAAGGAGGCTGAAAAAGAGGAACGGATCAAAGCCCAAAACAATCCTAAGACTGGTAAGACAGTCAAGCTCTCTGAGGATGACGATGATGACGATGATGACCTCATCGAAAAGCTTAAAAAACTGCTAGTCCGTTTTTTCGGATTCGCCCCGGCATGGATCGGGGCAAAGGAGACAGTGAGCAAGGTGGAGACACTGACTTGCTGTTCAGAAACCCATTTGATCACGATGAGTGATGACCAATTTGCCAACCTCGGAAAATTGGTCAAGGCAGTGGCAAAAGCCGATGGAAAGGCAATCCTATACCCTGAGCTGGTGTATCAATACATCACGCTATTTGCCAAGGCATTTGTAAAGGGATGGAAAGGTGAGCGATTGGTCCAGCTGGCAGAATACGGCATCGAGTACGGGGCACTTGACCCCAAAATGCAGACCGCTTGGGAAATGAACATTTTCAAGTTTTCCACGGTCAAGGCCGCCTATGAGTCCAAGCAAGTCAATGAGCTGTTTCGCAAGGCCAAAAACTTCGCTGAGTTTGAGCGTATGGTCCGCAAGCTGTACGGCGTGCAAAATCGAAACTGGCTGATCACTGAGTACAATACTGCCTATCAGACAGCGGAAGCCGCCTCGACCTATTACCGCCTCATGGGACAGCTCAATACGTTTCCCTATTGGCAGTATAAGACCATCGGAGATGATCGGGTGAGAGACTCCCACAGGCCGCTCCATGACATCATCCTCCCGGCTAATCACCCGCTGTGGCGCAAGATATTCCCCCCAAATGGCTGGGGCTGTCGATGCTATGTGGTGCCACGATTGGCCACTGAGGTCAATCCTGACCAGGTAGAGCAAAACATTGCCTTTGTGACCAGCTTCATCGAAACGGATGCCGAGTGGGCCAAGGCGAAAAAGTCAGGATTTGCCGTCAATCGGGCTGAAATTCAGGAGGTATTTACCAAAGTGCAGCAATACAGCTCCAGCCCGGACAAGGTGCTCAAAAAAGTATTGGACATGGGAGCTAGGGATTGGAAGCTGAAGGAAGCCCAAGAGCTTCAGCGATCCAAGCCCTCCAGCTGGCAAGCTTCAGACCCTCGGGTGATCGATGAGCTGTGGGATCGATACCAGGTGAGCGACACACGGGCAAGCCTCCCGGACTATGCCGCACGGCCTGTCAGCATCGAAAAGACGCTACTGGCCAAGGCAAATATGGGAGAGTCCACCAAATACCAACTTCTGGGAGAGCTGGAGGCAGTGCTCAAAAATCCCGATGAAGTATGGATCAATGACCTGGGCGGTGGCGTGATGGACAGCTTTGTCTATATCCGGTATTATCCTAACCAGGTGATCCGGGTAGTGGCCCGACTGGATGAAGCCGGAAACCTACAGATCACCGGGTGGGACTCCATTCAGGATGCCCCGGATCAATCCAGACGGGGGCTGGTAGTAAAACGATGAGCCAAAACATCAATAACATCAATCTGTGGTTTGACCGATTTGATGAGCAATACTCGGCCACATCCGGGATCATTGCCGAGACAGCGGTGGAGTACTTCAAAGAGCGGTTTATCCAAAAAAACTGGAGCGGGGTACCTTGGACACCTTACAAAAACAAAAAACGGGAACCGTCCAAAGGCTCACTTATGATGCGAACCAATAACCTCTTTTCATCGATCCGTCCGAGCATGGTGACAGCTGAGCGGGTAGTGATCTCAGGCGGCGGTCCAAAGGTGCCCTATGCCCGCATCCACAATGAAGGAGGCCGAGTGAGAGGCATACAGTATGTGAGACCCTATACGCATCCCAATCTACTGGGCAAGGGTCGGAAGCAAGTCCAGGGACACGCCCGCAAGGTAGATTTCACCATGCCTCGCCGTCAATTCATGGGCAATTCGGTTGCGCTCAATGAGCGAATACTAGAACGTCTAAAACACCATTTTAATGGCTGATTTAAAGCTTTTAAAACCCTTTTAAAATGAGATTTATCTATGAGGCCATCCTTACCCGGATCGCTGCCGAAATACCCGAGCTGAAGTATGTGGACCTGGACAAAGGTCAGTTTGAAATGGATGGGCCTCCGGTGTTATACCCGGCTTGCCTGGTATCCATCCAGATTCCAAGCACTTCCGAAAATCAGCGAACCAACTTGCACAAGCAAGTCATGGTCACGCTAAGAATCGGTTGGAACTTCTTTGGCAACACCTCCAGCATCACCCCGACACCCAACCGGGCTCAGAGTCTGGCCTACTTCGACCTGATCGAAAAAATAGAGGCCAAGTTCCAAGGCTGGGATGACGGCTCCAGACGGTTCAACTACTTCAGCCAAATGGCCCTGAGGGAGGAAAGGAGACCAGACATCAAAGTGGTCAGCATTCCTTTTAAAACGAGCTACCACGATCAGAAATGAGGTTGTTGAGCCTGTCGAAACAAAAAAGCCCCGATCACTCGGGGCTTTTGTTATAAAGCCACATTGACTTTAACAGTTATATGGATGATTTTTCCAGCTTGGAAGTGAGTCTGTGAGGAAAATTCCAAATGATCTATATCAGGAAACTCTTTTACAAAGTCATTCAATAGATTTTCGATATCCTTCTCTAATTTTTCTTTTTTCTGCTTTAGCTCTTTCATTTGATTTGTTATTTACAGTCTAGATTACTAATGAGTTGGTGCTTTCTGTATATCCTCTACAATTTCTATTTGTAAGTCGTATCGGTTTCTATCTGAGGTCCACTCCCAATAGGTAACCACCAATTGTTTTTGGTCTGGAGTACCTGCATCAATGACATAAGTCTGTCGTTGAGTAATGTCTCCAGCCAAACTAAATCGGGTGATACGTTGGACAAAATCATCCTGCCACTTTTCACCCACCTTGATTTCATAGGCTTGCTTGAGTGCCTCAAAAACGGTCTTTAAAATTTGCTCATGAAACTGATCAACCCAATGTCTATGATCTTGTTTATCTCTGTGAAACATCATTGCCTCATCTAGGTAATTAATGCTAGTTTTCTTGTCCATCACTTCAGCATATTAAGCCTTCTATTTCATCTTTGTTATTTTCCATGTTTCCAATCAATTATTTTACCCTTAATAGTAATTTCTAATCCTTTGGGATCAATATAAAATCCATCATGTCTATTCCAAAATGTAAAAGGATCACTCAGGTTTAAAACCAATTTCTTTTTTCTTTTCAAAATCAATTTCTTTGGCCTTTTCATGAGTCAACACTATTTAGATTATTTAGCTTTTCCTGGAGGATTTTATTACTCTCTAAATCATCCTCAATTTTAAATTTATTCTGAGCCAGTTCCTTTTCAAAAACCTCCAAATCAAACTCACCATCCTGATAAAATGGCTGACCTTCAAACATAACCTCAACGGACAATTTGAGCCAACCCATGACATTATCAGTTCCTTGGAGGCCTCTGGATTTATCCTCTAGGACATCCACTTTTTTAATACTTAACCAAGGTTTTTTTCCCATCTCATTTTAGCATAAAGTAAAACATCGCTTTTACAGGCTGCGACATTGGCCTTTTACCGGATACCCAGTTGGAAATATTGGCTTTGTCCACTCCGGTCATTTCGACAATGGTTTTGTTATCGATGCCTTTTTCCCGCATCTGATTTTGAATCCACTCAGGGCTCACTACCTCGACCGAGGGAGGAGCATAGGGAATCGCTCTGGCTCTAATGTCGACACCAGGTATGAAATACCCAAACAGGTCCTTGGCTCTGGCTGCCAGCTCCTTGGCAGAGAGGTAATTTTCAGCGGGCGATTTGCCCTGAGTCACCCGCACGGTGATAGCGTCCTGATCGGCATCGAGTACTTTAAACTCGATGCGGCTGTGGTGCAAATGCATGGCCGCTCCAGCGTCCATTTTTTGCAGGTCTGAAGGGCTGATAAGCTCCTCGATGAGTTTGATGTTTTTGATATGTGTCATGGCTTGATAAAGGTAAAGAAGGGGCCCGGAGGCCCTTTCTGTTAGAGATAGATTAGAGAGGCAGTTTCGATGTGGTAGATGGCTATCTGACCGTTTTCGATTCCGGCTCTGATCGCATCCTCTTTGGTGTCAAAGGTGATTACCGTGTCCCAGTAGAAGTCTTTTCCTTCTTTCCATCCTCCGAGCTTTTGTGAAGTGTTGAGAGAGGTTTCGATTACCTTTTTCAACCCTTCGTCTCCGAAGCTGTTTTGGGTCTCTTTGAGAGCCACTATCCAGCCGCTTTTGACGTGTTCGAGATTTGGGAGAGAGATCGTAAAACCTTGTGGATTTTGGTTTGCGATTCGCTTGATTTCTGAGATCAAGTTTTCCATAATCGGTCTGGCCTATCTTTTTGCTCCCGGCCTTGGAGGTTAGATTGTCAAGTGTGTGTCACCCGTTCGATGACATAACAAATATAGAAAAGAGTTGGTAATTAACCAACTTTTGACCCAAAAAAAAGATCACTTTTTTTTACTTTTTTTTACCCAAAAAAAAGCCCTGGAGACATCTCTCAGGGCATTTCACCTTACTATAAACACTAACCAATTAACCTTCCCGATGGCTATCGGGACCATACAAAATGTGGATACTTTTTTCGCAGCTCCTGAGCGGGTACATCGTCTTGGATGAGGCTTTTAATCAGGTCTGCTTTTTTCAGTAGTCGCTGAGTGATCACATTGTGACTGAGGTAAAACTCACGGCTGAGCTCCAGAAGGCAGTCATCGTATCGCTTGCGGCAAATGTGGGTATGAAAGAAATACCGATGTGCCATGGCCTCATCCCGATCATCGAGAAAGGTATTGCGCTGGGACTTTTGTCCTACAGTCTCAATCGAGCTGGGTATCAAATCCTCATACAGTGCCTTTTGTCCTCTCATTGTGCAGGGTATGTGTAAAAATAAGCCCTTGGGAGGCCCCATGCTCAAAAAGTTATCGACAAGGAAAAGTCAAAAAAAAGCCCGGACTTTTCAGACCGGGCTTAGGATGAAATTAGCAACTTTAATCAAAACTCATTTGCGGGGGGGCGATTGATAAAACTTGTCATCCCAATTATCATATCCATGGCAATCATTTTTGCTTCTTGGTTTGCTGTCCTTTCAGACTCCATACTTAAACCAAGGGCCACATCCAACAAAGAGCTCATGGGAACTTCCATAGAATATAGGACTATTTTAAACTTTTGATCTTTGACATAGATTTTACATTTAAACCTCATATCAACTCGATCAGAGTATATTTCTTCAACGACTTTCTTTTTCTTTTCAGTTCTTATTGTATCTGTGAAGATTATTGGCACTTGCCCATTAAAAGCAATTTCTCCCAATTCTAAATTTTCCATTTCCAAAACCGCTCTACTATCCTTAAAAGATTTAGTCACGTAATTCATGGCATTGCTAAACAATTGCTGTTTTGTCAGTCTTGATTCCGCTACCGTATCGAGCAAGTATGCTGGCTCATTTTTATAACTGCTTCTTGTGTCTGGATCGGGTTTAAAGGATTGCCCAAAAACGCCTATTGGCAGCATTAAGAGGATCAAAGTAATTTTTCTCATGATGTTTAGTGTTTATAATATGAAATTAAAAATGGCAGGCTGATTCGCTGCCTGCCTAAAATTAATTGATTTTTGATTTACCAATGCTTCCTCAGGATAGGAGGCATTTGCTTTTTACGTCCGAGATATAGTCCGATGGCCAGACCTGCCATCACTCCAGCCGCTAAGACAGCCAAGAGCCCTAGGATGATAAGACTATTCACTTCCACCTCCCTCAATACCATCCTCCCAGTCCCACTGACTCCGCATTCTCACCTGATCGATGAGCCATAGGTTCTCGATCTTGGCTTTTTGGAGTTGGTCGATCAGCTCCTCCTTTTTCAGGCCTACCATTTGGGCTTTCCAGCCTCTCCCATACCGATCCTCATGGATAAACTGTCTCGCCTGAGGTGTGGTACAGATCAGGGCACTGATGAGCTCTCTGACTTCTTTTTCCAAAAGGCTTGCATCGGCCTGTATGTTTGGTGTCGAAATTTGGATTTTGACCGGATCACCTTCATACTGATAGATGATCACCATGTCTCCATCCTGTAGATGAATATCGTAGATCATGCCAGCTCTCCGGTTTGAGGTTCGATAAATAGACCGATCCCGTTTTTGCGCTGGAGACGCTTAGCTCTCCGGTTCATCCGGTTTTGATGCTTGCGACCGCCAAACTTATGGCCTCCGTCACTGAGAAGGGTATCGATGGGATGAGCTTCCCACTTGAGCGATTCACAGTCTACAGGTCGCCCGGTGGTATGCTTGGCCAAATCGGGATAGCGGTCTCCGACTTGGTATCGATGACCATTGAAGTGGGCAAAGCATCCTAGGGACTTGTTTGAATAGTCCATGTTCACGATGTCATAAGAGACACACACCTCACATCCTCGGATGAGAATCACTTTGCCCTGATAGGACATGATTTGAGATTTGGGGGCGGCGCATCCTACCAGGAGCAAAGCCGCTAAGAATAGTTTTTTCATGTTGTGTTTACAGTTTGTGGGCCTCGCACGCCCGGTGTTAGAATTGATAATTGGTAATTGATAATTGAGTATTGATCATTTTAAAGACCTTTTAAAAAGCTCAGATAAACCTTTTCAAAAGCGGTCACCACGGCGGGGAGCTCCTTGAGGGATAGCTCATCGAGTGTCTTGTGGCTGGAGGTGTATTTCTGACACCAGGCATTGACCCGATCCATGTTGACTTTGCCGCCGTCCTGCTCCCAGCCCATCTCATGAGCCATGGAGAGTACCTTTCGCACCATTCGGCCTTTGATGGCCTGATTTTCGTCCTCTCCGAGACTTTTGATCAGTGCCTCTGTCTCGGCATGGGTCATGTCTCGAAGATGGCTGGTACGGCCCTCTGTAGCCGCTAGGACTACCTCCTCCTTTTGATCGATCAGTCCGGCTTTCGTGAGTAGGAACCGAACGTATTTGATTTGCTGTCCTGTCATTGGAAATTGATTTTGATTTGATCTCTCTTGTGATTCCTTCCAAACTTCCTGTTTGCGGCATGATGGGCTTTGTCATGGTGTAGGTGGCAGCTTTGACACAAGGCAGACAGATTCGAAAATCTATTATTTGTCTTGTCATGGTCTAAGTGAGCGACCGTCAATACGATGATGGTCAATCCTGCCTTTTTCACCGATTCCTTATAGTTCCATTTTTGCCGATTATGATAAAAATTCAATAGGCTCCATTCTCCTTTATTTGGCTCTCTCCAGACTCCTAATCCGATTCTTTTGATCACCTTTCCATTTGAGACACCACATTTTTCACAGCGATTTTTAGCCCTCTTAAACCGGATAAGTCTGCTTATCAGACTCCATTTGGGATGGTAATCTTTGTAATCGATCGGCATGATCAATCCAGTTTGAGTTTCCCACGGTCTTTGACTAATGCCAGGCTTTCTTTAAAGGCCTTCATTCTGACTGCTTCATCATGAGGGATCATCATGACCTCATACTTAGTCCCATGAGCTGTGAGCCTGGATTGAATAAAGCGGAGGAGGGTGTCTATCAGCTCCGGCTCTGTCATTCCGCTACTCTTTACAGATAGCTTTTGAGCCTCTTTGTCATTAGGATCAGTTTGGATCGAAATGACCGCTTTCAAAGGAAATTGATTAGGGAGGGCTAGGATATTCTCCACTACAAAGTCAGCACCTGTCATGAAGTCCTTCATTAGTTCGATAGCTTCATCCTGCTTCAGGTCTGGAATACTATCAGCGTATTGCTGAGCTCCGTTTTTGATGATTTCATTGATTTTGATCATGATGTTAATTGGTTCCAATTGTTTCTAAATGCTTCTTTTTTTAGGTAATTCTCCGGGTCCAACTTTGCCCTGTAATTGACTCGCTTGAGGTAGCTGTCATACGGCTTGATACTGGAGAGGCATTCGATTCGGTCCGCATCGCTGAGCTTGTTCCAAAGCGGCTCGCATCGGTGACGGTTGGCTTTTTTGCCGTAGGCATTCCAAAAGGCATCAAAGCTCAAGTCCTCCGGTACTACTTCCATTTTGCCGGGGATGGCATCAGCCATCTTCTTCAAAGTGCTTGGCACAAGTGGGAAATTTTCCAAAATCCACTTATAGCCTTCTTCCTTCATTTGGGCCGCACATTCAAAGTGAGTCAAAAGCCCGTTGGTATAGCCAAAAACCAGCTTTCCGGTGAATTTTGGCGAGGTTAGCGTGTATTTGATCTGTGTCATTAGCTAGCTGTTTCGAGTGCTGTTTCTGCTTCTACCCCCTCCTCTTCGGAGGTCTTTTTTTGCTTCTTCCCCTTCTTTTTCGGAGAGGGTTCCTGCTGTAACCTATTGGCGAAAAATGCCGGGTTGACTAGCCTAGCCCGATCCTCCCAAACCACCAGCGGCTCAAAGCCTCCGAATCGGTTTTTGATCGGATGGGCGATGTAGTGGCTCACGAATATTCCCAAGCCCCCATCGAACACGATCCGCTCTGAGATGGTCTTTTTCAGCGTCCCGCTTTTGGAGCTGTGGGCGATGAAGATGAAGGACTTTCGGGCACCGTACCGATTCTTGAGGTGGACGTATTCCTCCCAGCTGAATCCGGTGTAATCGAGCGAATCGATAAAGATGAAGTCCGGGCTGGATCGCTTGCGGAGGTAGCTGTCCAAGTCCTCCAGGAGACTCACCCCCTGAGGGATATTGGCAATGGGATCGATGGGGTAAAACTCCCCCGACACTTCCTCCATCCGGTTTCGCTTGGTAGCCTCCTGGAGATCGGAGCCGTGACGCTGCTCATAGGAGAGCCAGGCCACTTTGCCAAAGGCACAAAGCATCTTGGCCAATTGGACACAAAACTCCGTCTTGCCATTGCCCGAAAATCCATAGATCACCGCTATGAAGTTGTGAGGGATTTTGCCGAGCGTTCCGGCCCACTTTTGATCGATGGGCAGGAACTGGAACCGCATCTGATGAAATTGCTTTACACCAAGTACTTTCATCCGACGACCAGTTGAGGAGGCGTGGCCAGCCTGTAGCACTCACTGACCAATTCGATTTGATAGTTGGCATCGGCTACAGGCTGATGCTTGATGCCTCGGTGATGGATGTAGTCTCTGACCATCGGGAAAAGCATGAGCATGGTTCGGACACATCGCTCATTCTTGTAATCCCATGGAGGGGTCTGGTTGACTGCCTGAAAGGCATTGCCCAAGATCACCAGATCAAAAGACGGCCCATTGCCCCAGACCTTGGTATCAGCTGAGCACTTGGCCATCCAGTGAGTGAGCTTAAAGAGCACCTGAGGCAAAGGTCTGACATCCTTTACCAGCTCAGCTCTGGCCTGATCGGGTTGATTAAGCCACCACTTGATCGTGTCTCCATCCACCTGCAATCCCAGATCAAGACAGCTCTGTATATCCACTTTTTCGTAGAAATGACGGCCTTTCTGTCCTGACGCTAGGTCAAACTCCACGGCAGCAATTGAAGCGATCACTGCTCGCTTATTCGTGCCCATGGTCTCAATGTCAATCATGACATTATGGTATTGGTCTATTTGAAAGTGTTTACTCATTTTTAGCTCCTTTCTTGCGGATGATGGCCCGCTTTTGCACTTCGATGATTTCAATTACTGTGGATCGGTTTTGCCGCCTTTGCTCTTGCTCCAGCTCATAGTCACACTCTTCGATGGTTTTGAGCGGGGAGAGCTTGAGCGTGGCACGGATGTCCTGGACAGAGCCGTACCGATGGAGGTTTCTAGCCATTTGCTTTTTGCTTTTTTAGGGCCCTTTTCCAGATTTGGTTAAAGTCATTATTGGATGTTCTTCCTTGCCTTCTCAAGTCAGTTCCTTCTTTATCAAGTCTCTCGGATAGGTTTTGGAGAAATACCGCCTTTTCATTTCTGGATTCCCTGCTCAGCTCATCTCTTAGAAAATAGTCCCATCCTGAATCGATCACGGCTGAAATGATGACCGCCTCATCCTTGGTGATTCTAGGCATAGGCTTCCTCCTTTCTAAGTAGCTCAGCGATCATCTCTGCCATGAGATCAATCTTCTCGCAGACAGCCTGTTTTAGAGGGCTGTCAATGCCTTTTTGCTCCATGACGGACTTTGCGGCCATATACAAGGCTCCGGCCTTCTCCAGCTCTCTTATTCGGCCTTTTGGACCCTCCTGAGCGGATGGCTTCCAGTGGCTGAAATCCCAAGGCCAGCTGTCTGGCTGTTCCTTTCGATCCTTAGGGTCCATCTCATAGGTGGCGGCAGCTAGGATCAGGTTCTCATGACCTTGCTTTTTGTCACGGTGAAGGGTGTGGCCCTCCTCGGTGATTTGCCTCATTCGCTCATCCCTGATGAGTGAAATGGCTTTTTGGAAATGCTCATGACTCATATCGAAGCGAAATTGAGTTGAATGTCTTGGTACTCTCCGTTTGCGTCACGTACCCACACCTGGAAATACTCCTTGGAGCTGGGTCTCCTCACGGCCTTATCGATGAGGGCCATGGCCTCGGCATAGCGTGGGTCTTTCACCCGGTCAGCATAGCGGCGAAGTCCGAGTACTCGCTTCGTGTCCAGTCTGCCATTGGTCTGATGAAAGGCATCCATGACCAGTGGCTTGACAAAATCCTTTGCACCTTCCAGCCCGTCATTGAGTAGCTCATCGAGCTTGGTCTTAGCCAGATCGAGGGTATTTTCATCAAAGGTGATTTGGTCATTGACCTTGACAGATACTTTGATGGATCGGTCGAAATTGAAAAAGGTGGCTGATCCTTTTCCCTTGCCGATCTGTCCGTTTTCCTTGGTGAAAAGCTCATAGAGCCGATCCGCTTCCGCACGGATGGTGTCCTTAAATTCGGCCAATGCCTCATGGATTCTTTGGGCCTTGGTAGCGATGGAGTACACCGTATTTTCGGCGGCTCTCTCATACTTGGTGGTTCGGTCAAATGGGATGGTATTTCCAGCCTCATCGGTCCACTGCTTGTCTTTGGATGTTTGCTTTGTGATTTTCATTTGAATTATTGGATTTGGTTATTTCTGCTTTTAGTTGTGTTAGAAGCTTGATTTCCTCGTGATCTTGACCAAGTGCCTCGATTTCATCTTCTAGGAGTCCATCTATGCTTTTGTATTTCCATGCTTGGCATCTCCAAGCCTTCTGATAATCTGCCCATTCATCATCTGTCATTTTCCTAGAATAGATGACCTTCATGCTGTCATATCCTCTCCTCGCTGTGATCCTATCTGGCCAGGCTGGAGGATCGTACAGCACTACAAAAGGCTCGGGGTTGCTTTTATTGGCTCCTCCTTTTTTGTAGAGTATCCTGACTGACTTTCTCATGCGTATTCCTGATCTATTTCCCCGATGATTCCTGTGGCCACTATGCTCTCGTACTGGTAGGCTTCATCGTAGAAGTGTATTTGATTAGTCAGCCAGCAAAAGAGGGCCTTGGCCTCGATGGAGGTCAGGTTTAGGCCATATCCTCCCTCACTTTGATACTGGAGCTTTTTGAGCTTCTTGGTGATCTTGTCACTGATGCCGTCCACGATCTCATAGAGGAGCTTATCGGCCATTTCCTCACATTCAGCATCCCGGAGCATTACTTTGATCAGGTTGTGGATGCCTTCGAGTTGGTTTTTAGTCAGCTTGATTTTCATGGATTAACGCATTGATGGTTTGATATTTCTCAGCAAACTGAGGGTACCTTTTTATCATGAAATCGCCTTGGTTGACCAAGTGATTGATCGTGGTTCTTGTCCTGTTCAGCACTGTAGCGATGGTCTGAGGTCTATGACCTTGATTTTTCAAAATCATGGAGATCATGATCCTGCAATCCACTAGCTTTCGTTCCCTGCTTTTACTTGTGACCTCTTGTACTTGGTGATTCATTAAGCGACTGATCTCAGCTACACACCAGTTGATTGAATCTGTATTCATCGGGTCACCTCCTTGATTAGCTTGTGTACCATGGCCTCATAAGTGGCCTCCAGGATGATCGAGTGAGGGAAAAAGACCATACTGTCAGGAGTGTGCAGCTCTCGGTAATAATCCTCCAGCTCGTGGGGAAATAGGAGACCTGACATCTCCAAAAACTCCTGATCCCGCTTGGTCCAGTGGTTTACCCACCACATCCAAAAAGCCCGGTGATTGGGAAGGTCATCCACCAGTGGAATCCCCTCCCCGAAAATCGCCTTGAGGTAGGCCTTACCTTGCTCCTCCTGGAATAGTCCGTATCGGAGGTCATCCCAGCCGAGTAGGTTGAGCACTTGCAGCCTGACCGCTGCATGTGCCCTTCGTATGGTCTCGATGTGTGATGTTTTAGCGTCCATTTTTCCTTTTGATTATGAGTTCGATTCCTGTCCATCTCCCTAGCCATGCTGCACCCAATCCGATGCAGGTGACAGTATCCAAAAGCTCAAGTGTGAGCTCCACCGAGGGGATGAGGTGGATTCTTCCTGTTCTGCAATTCCAGTATTTATTGAGCCGCATTCTTACCCTCCTTTCTCAGCTGAGCGTGTACCAGTCGCTTGACCCTTCTCAGGTCTCCCTCGGCTTCATTAATGATCCGGGTGATCTCGTAAGGATCACTCACTCCATTGGCTTGGATCAGTGCCTTTTGATCGGATAGGGATGGCTTAGGTATCTCGATGAACTTGCGACCCAATCGGCTGTAAATCTCCTTGTAGCCTTTCTTATTGAGCCTAAGGCCTCGCTGTACCCGCTTCTCTAGGAAGTCGGTGGCCAATAGGATGATCCCGCATTTGGACTCCAGCTGATTGTATAGCGTGATGAAGAAATAGAATACCTGATCGGTGAGCTTGTCCGCTTCATCCAGAATGATGAGGGGCTGATCTACCTTCCGCACGTGATTGATCACGTGAGCCATCATCTCACCCACGGTATATCCACCGGAGTCTTTACCCATCTTGCGGAGTAGCTCAGCCAGGAAGGTTTTGCGGTTGAAAAACTCAGCGCAAGAGACGATATACACATTGTCTCTACCTTCCCACTCGGAGCAAGTGTGGGTTTTTCCGGTACCTGCCTCGGCAATGATCCCAAACGTATTGGCATATTCCTGGGCATCGGCAAAGAGCTGCCCCAATAGCTTGGTTGCCTTGGTTTCGATGGTCACCCACTCGGCTCCCACTCGGGGAGATACCTGCTTTTGCACATTTCTCCAGGCATCGTCCGAGATCGCATCCCATTTTCCATTAATCATCTGTGAGATGTAGGCATTGGAGATGCCAGCTAGCATCTTACTGGCTTTGTTGGCTGATCCTCCGGCGATAGTTTCCACATAGCGGCTGAGAGCTTCGCTGATTTGCTGTTTTGTCTCGGTTGAAATCGCTTCTTTTGTCATACTTTTTGAGTGTTTACAGTTTGATTTTTTGGCGGGGACGGACTCGCACTCCTTACCCGCCTATTTTTACATTAGATTATAGATGTCGTCTGAATCCTTTTCCGGTCGAAAAGTGCCTTTTTTGGGCTTATTGGCTGATTTTTCAGTCAGTAGCCGTTGGTCATTGTGATTGATTTCCTTGGTCAAAACCCCCGCTTGAAGTCGTGCCTCAGCGTCAATACCCCCCCTCTCAAGTGTGGCCTTCCAGTCATTACCCCACTCCTGAAGCATAGGCAAAAGTGTCTTTGGCTCTGCCTGTAGCTGCTTGATGCGTGCATAGTCCCCATCCTCATAGTCAGCCAGTGCTGCGGGTACTTTCTGGTAAATCTTGGCGGTAAATCGGAGCCCTTTGCCGTCTGTGATCAGTACCTCAGATAGGTCGGTTTCGTCATAAATCACCTGGACAGACTTGCCCACATGGTGGAAAATCAGCTCCTGACTTAGCTCATATACCCTCCGCTCTCCGAGAAGTCGAGGAGTCACGCCCTCCTTGGTGATCCGGTTGGTTTCGCTGTGAGCCTTGCCAAAAATCTGGAGGCGTTCCATCGAGGTAAGGAGTCTTTTCTTGCTCTTTTCGCTCGCTTTGAAGGCCTCTAGCCATTCCTCAAGTCTGGTCATTTTGCAGCCTGTCCGCTTGGTCAGTCGGAGACGGTTGATAAATCGCTCGATCTTCTCTTGGGCCTGTGAGATGTCCGGGAAGTTCTTTGGATTAAGGCTATCAGGGTTGAGCTTGGTCTTAGCTGTCACATTGTGGCCGCTGTAGTTATGCAGCATCTCCACTTTGAGTTCCTGATGCCAGGTCACACCAAAAGACCGCTCGATGTACTTACCTGAGGCGTTTTTCAGACCTGCCGGAGTGAATGTGGCCATGGAGTTGTAGAACTCCTCCAGCTCTGTGGTATTCTTGCCTGAAATCCCCCATCGGTCCGTCTGGATTTGCTGCCAGAGGTAGGCATCACCCGTGAGGGCTTGCACATGCCGCTGAGCATTTCGATAGGCTTCTCGGATGAGCTCCTTGGTGACTGTAGCCCCTACAGCATACCCGAGCGGATAGTCATTAAAGGCATCGATTACCACGATGAGCACTGGACGGAACCAGTCATTACCCTCCATTCTGAAGAAGGCATCTAGGACGTTATCATCCGAGTTGACCAAAAGCAATGGAGCCGATGGCCGCTCTCTCTGAAGGTTCTTTTTGACGGTATTATTGACCGCAGCCATTCCCTCACGCTCCAAAAGGAGATACTTAGACCACTTCTTTCGCCAATACCCCACAGCTCCCGGAGTGATCGTATCACGTCCTGTCTCAGCTGCCCAGGTATTATATTGTGAGGCCACCACGGTATCATCAAACTTGTTTCGATGGGAGAGTAGCCCCTTGATGAAGGCTTCAGATTCGGCATCCTTGATCTTCTTGGAGAAGTCATTGCCAAACTTGTGGACCTCTATCAGTGACTCATACCCCGTATCCGAGTAGATTCTCAGTTTCTCTTTTAGCCGCTTAGGATTGCCAGGCAGACACACCTTTTTGGTCTTAATTAGGTCAGTAGCCTGATCCCAAAACTCCATGATCGAGATGTTTAACTCACGCTTTAGAGCACCCTTGTCAGTTGTCAGCCTACCCAGTAAATTGAGCCAAGACGCTGCCTCGGTGTATCTCCTCACGTAGTTGATTTGAGGCTTTCCCTTGATATCTGTGTCTGTAGCCGGGAGCATTTCCCCAGTAGGCAGTACATAATTGGTGTAGAAAGTTTGAGCTACCCCATCCCATACCAGGGCATTGATGATCGGCATCTTGGAGGCGAATAGGTAAGGATCACCATAGACCTCACGTACCTTACCCTTGTACTTTGGAGGCATAGACTCAAACTCAATGAGCACTTTCCGGCCATTACCTCCCTTGCCAAGTACAGTGATGTTGCCCTTGGACTTGGCATAGTCGTACAAAGGCTTTTCAATTACCTTTGGTACCAGCTCATCAAATTCAATAAAGAGTTTGCCGTCCACGTACTCCATATCAGTGATTTGGGATGGTTACAAGTCGCTCGATTTCCTTGATAAGGGCATTAGTACCGTCATTAGCCAGTAGGTCAACTGCCAATACTTGGCGGGCAAGAGGGGTATCTTTGTTGACTAGCCCAGCCCGTATCTTCTTCACATAGCTTTCTGATACACCTGCCATTTCCGCCACTTCAGCGGCGGTTAATCGGTAATTTTTGGTACTTCTGGTTTTTTTGTTTTTATCTTTGGTCATATTATTTGTCCTTTGCAGTTCAAATATATACACAGTTTGTTTATAGCCAAAAAAAATATTCACAAAATGTTTACTTTTTTCTAGTATGTCAGACAAGGCCTTGATATTGAATGAAATACAAGGGCACTTGGGGTTTAGCAAGGATGCGGACTTTGCTCGACACCTAGGAGTTACCCCTCAAACTCTATCCAATTGGAAGAGTAGGGGTACTTTTGATATTAATATTGTGTACACAAAATGTTTATTCATTAACCCTCACTGGCTGATCACCGGAGAGGGACAAATGCTAAAAAATCAGCTGAAAAATGAATATACCCCTCCCGAAAACCCAAGGATTGACTTTGTTTCAGATACAGAAATTAATACTACCCCTACCCCTAAAACGGTAAAACTAAGCCCAAAAACAGGGGAAAAACTAAGCCCAACCCTAAGCCCAACTGATGAAAATTGTAAAATTTGCGATCAAAAGGAGAGGGTCATCCAGGCATTGGAGGAGGTTATTAAAACTCAAAAAATGACTATCCTGGCATTACGAGAAACAATGGATCACCTAGGTGGTGATACCAAAAAACAGGCTGGCTAAAAGTGTCCTACAGGCGCAAGGAGGCCGAAATATGCTGATTTGATACTTTTAGAACTTAATTTTGGGTGGCCCTGCCCGGCCAGATTTAAAACTTATTTAACACACTTGAAAAAGACTTTTAAAAATTGAAGCATGATTCAACCAAATTCAAGCTAATGGTACATCTGGATTTATACAAAAGGCCGTTTCCAGCCTGTTTGAACAGATTTCGAACATCTCTTTTGGTACATTTCGTTTTATCCCCCTTACTTGG